ATGTTAGATGACGTTCCTGCTATGACTTCTTTCTTACAATCTCGTTTGTTAGAGAAATACTTAGTAGCTGAAGATGCTCAGTTATTATTCGGTTCTGGTTCTGGTGTTAACTTGACTGGTTTGACTACTGTAGCTTCTGCTTTCAGTGGTGCTGCTACAGTTGACGTTGAGCAATTAGTACAAGCTATTGCACAAGTTGAAGCAAGTAACTACTCTGCAACTGGTATCTTGATTAACCCTTCAGATTGGGCTAACATCGTAAACACTAAGAATGTGAACTCTGCGTACTCTTTACCAGGTTCTACAGTGGTTACAACTGATGGTCAATTATCTATCGCTGGTATTCCTATCTTCAAGTCTACAGCAATCACTGCTGATAAGTTCTTAGTAGGAGACTGGTCAATGGGTGCTCAAATCATGCAACGTAATGGTATCTCTGTTCAATTCTTTGACCAAGATGGTAACAACGCTGTTGAGAACATGATTACAGTTCGTGTTGAGGCAAGAATCGCATTCCCTATCTACTACGCTGGTGCGTTTGTATATGGTGATTTCGGTAACGTAGCTTAATCTTAGATTAACTCAAATATAAAGGGGTGGCCAAAAGCTGCCCCTTTTTTATGTCTACTATATTTTAGTTATTTTTGTAAAAATAATGGTATATGCAGATTATAAGGGATGTCACAACCACAATAGAGCCAGTTTCAGAACCAATAACATTGTCTGAAGCTAAGAACTATCTAAGGGTTGATTTTGATGATGATAACGACTTAATTAGCTCTTTGATAACTTCTGCAAGAGTTAGATTAGAGAAATATGCTGGTGTGGCTATGACGGCTCGTACATTGCAAGTTGTGGCTTATGTGGATGAGTTTATTGAACTTCCATACGCACCAATCAATACGATTTCTAAGGTAGAATACTGGGATAACGAAGAGTGGGTAGAGATTACAGTACCTCAATACAACGTATTAGGAACTACCTATAAAAAACTATACATGACTGCTTTTAGTCACATGGAGTTTAGATTTACTTATACTTGTGGTTATGCTACAACTCCTGCAGTTATGAAAACAGCCTTGTATAAGATACTTGCTGATTTATATGATTACAGAGAATCTTCTGTAGAGGACAGCAAACCAAATGCTAACATAGCATCTGCATACGAACTAATGAAGCCTTATAAACGAGTAAGCATAATATTATAATGATAAGTAGACTTAAAAATAGGATTACTTTCCAATCTAAGGTTTCAGAATCTGACGGTGCTGGTGGTCAAGTCTTAACTGATGTTGACTATTATACTTGTTGGGCCGAGATATTTAGGGAGAATCAAAACAAGACAAACATAGCTGGTAAGGATTCTATATCAGATAACATTGTTTTTAGGATAAGAGATGCCAATAGTATCTCTATTTCTAATGACCTTACTATTGCTTTTGAAGGTAATATATACTTGATTAGCAGTGTTATAGATGAATTTGACAGCCATAACTATTTAAGAATCACTTGTTCTACCTTAAAGAGAGTTGGTACTTGGGATAGTATTACTGCTTTCTGGGAGAATATTAGTACAACCTGGGAAACTACTTAATGTCATTTTCAATAGATAAAACGAGCAGCATAACTAACCTATCAAAAAGGTTAAAAGAGGCACCTAATGTTATTACTCAAAAGGTTCAAGCTATCATTAATCAAAGTGTGATTAATATAGAAAATAACGCAAGGGCTCGTGCTCCATACGGTGAAACTTACAAGTTAAAGGGTTCTATTTATAGCACTCCTTATAATATGAGTGCAGGAGCAAAGGTTGGGTCAACTGCGTATTACTCTCCATTTGTGGAGTTTGGTACTGGGCCATCTTTTCAAATACCATATTATAGAAACTTAAATATGAATAAACTTGAGGGGTACGCACAGACGTTTAAACGAAATAACGGAAATGTAGTAAATTTGCCCCATAGACCATTCTTATTCTTGTCGGCTTCAGAAGAACTATATAAAATGGTTAATCAAATTAAAAAAATTAAAATATAATGGCTACTCTTCAAGGTAAAGCGGTAAAAAATACATATAGACAAGTACTACAGATTGGTGCTAATAATGTTGGAGTAAGTGGTAGTTTACAGCCAGTACAAGATGGTGGTGGAGTAAATACTTCATTATCACTTTCAACTAATGCGGCTACAATTGCTGGTACATTAACTATAAATGGTGATTTAATCATTACTGGAGGTGGCATTCAGATTCAAGATTTAATTGATGATACAGTAGCAAGTTTGATTCAGAATGGTACTGGTATCACTTGGGCTTATAACGATACTTTAAGAACTTTAACTCCTACTATCACTATTGCAACTGCAGATGGTGGTGTTCAAGGAGATTTCGTACAATATAATACTGGTGCTGGTGAAGCTAACGCTGTAGCTAAGATGTATTGGAATAATACTGATGGCACTGTTGACTTAGGTTTAATAGGTGGCAATGTAGTGTTACCAATAGGTCAAAAGCAAGTTGCAAGAGTACTTAATAACTCTGGTAGCATCTTAAACAAGTCTGCTTATCAAGTAGTTAAAGTTTCTACTGCTCAAGGACAAAGATTAGCTGTTACATTAGCACAAGCTAATAACGATGCTAACTCAACTGATACTTTAGGTTTAGTAGCTGAGAACATAGCCAACAACCAAGATGGCTTTATTACTACAAGTGGTGTTATAAACGGAATCGACACAACTGGAGATTTACAATTAGAAGATTGGAACGATGGTGATGTTTTATACCTTTCTCCAACCACTCCAGGTGCAATTACTAAGGTTAAGCCAGTAGCTCCTCAGCATACTATTATTGTTGGTTTTGTAGTTTATGCTCACAAGACACAAGGTAAAATCTTTGTTAAGGTTGACAATGGATACGAATTAGATGAACTTCATAACGTAAGAATTACGAATGTTGCAAATGACAACATTTTACAATATAACTCTTCTTTAGCTGTATGGGAGAATGTAGCTGGTACTACAACTAACATCGCTGAAGGAACTAACTTATACTATACTCAAGGTAGATTTGATTCAGCTTTCGCTGCTAAGAGCACAACGAACTTGGCAGAAGGAACGAATCTTTATTTTACAACTGCAAGAGGTGATGCAAACTTTGCAACTAACTTTGCAACTAAAGATACCGATGACTTACCAGAAGGTTCTACTAACCTTTACTACACTAACACAAGAACAAGAAATGCGTTAAGTGTAACTGCTGGAACTGGTATTGCTTACAATAGCACTACTGGGAACTTCAATTTAGGCTCAATTCCTAACGCAAGTTTGACTAATAGCTCAGTTACTATCAATGGTCTTTCTTTGGCATTAGGAGCCTCAATAAGCCTTACAACAAGCAATATAGCTGAAGGTACTAACCTTTACTGGACAGACGCAAGATTCGACTCAAGATTCGGTACAAAGACTACTACAAATTTAGCAGAGGGTACAAACCTTTATTATACTCAAGCAAGATTTAATACTGCTTTTGATGCTAAGACTACTACAGACTTAGATGAAGGCACTAACTTATATTACACTGATGCTCGTTCAAGAGCAGCCTTCAGCGAAAACGCTGTTGGTTTAGACTATTCTTCTGGAAGTGGTATTCTTAGTTTAACTGCTGGTTACGCTATTCCTACAACGGTTAAATTAGGTCAATATGATACAGCTTACAATCGTTCTATCGTATCTGCTGCAGTAACTGGTATATCTACTAAGACTTTGTCTTTGACTCAGCAAGATGCTAACGTAGTTACAGCTACTTGGACTGACCAAGGTATCACAACAATTAACGGAACTGCAAATCAGATTGCTGCTTCTACTGTAGGTAACACTACAACTGTTGGATTCACAAATGATGTTACTTTCCCTAACAACGTAGTTGTAAGCGGAAACTTAACTATCAATGGTACTGCAACTTATGTAAATACTCAATCAATATCTTCTAAAGACCCATTGTTTGAGGTAGCTAATGATAACAATACTACAGATGCTGTAGACATCGGATATTATGGTAGATATTACGATTCAGCTCAAACTCGTGTTGAGTTTACTGGATTGTTCAGAGATGCTTCTGACGCTGGTAAGTTTAAGTTCTTTACTGGATTAGTAGATGAACCTACTAACGTAGTAGACACTACTGGAACTGGATATACTGTTGGTACATTGGTTGCTAACGTAGAAGGTAACTTAGCTGGTACAGCAAACGCTGCAAACGTACTTTCAACTGCAAGAACAATAACTGCAACTGGAGACGCTGCATGGTCAGTTAGCTTCGATGGTAGTGCAAACGCTACTGCTGCTTTAACATTGGCTAACACTGGTGTTACTGCAACAACTTATGGTACAACAACTGCGGTTCCTACAATCGCTGTAGATAGCAAAGGTAGAATCACAAGTGCTTCAAATACAAACATTGCTTTCCCAGTTACAACTGTAAACGGTGCTTCTGGAACTGTTGTTTTAACAACTACAAACATTGCAGAAGGTACTAATCAATACTTTACAACTGGTAGAGCACAGAGTGCTATTAGCTTAACAACAACTGGTACAAGCGGTGCTGCTACTTATAGCGGTGGTGTAATAAACGTGCCTACTTACATAGGCGGTTCTGGTACTATAAATGAGATTGCTTACTTCTCTACAAGTGGAGTAATCAGTTCATTATCAACTGGAACTTACCCTTCATTAACTGAGTTAAGTTATGTTAAGGGTGTAACAAGTTCTATTCAGACACAATTTAGTGCTAAAGCAAATGATAATGCTGTTGTTCATAATACTGGTGCTGAGACTATTGCTGGTGTTAAAACATTTAGTAATGGAATAATAACAAGTGCATATTCATATTTGTTTGGATTAAGAATAAGTGGTGATGATAAATCAAATACTATTTTGCAACAAAGTGGAAATTTAACTATTTCAACTTCAAGTGGCTCTATTCTATTTGCACCAAATGGCTCAACAGCTTTAACATTAAATACTGGAAATAATATAGGAGTTAATACATCTACTATAGACCAAAGATTTGTAATAAATCAAGGTGCTACTGGAACTGGTCAAGGTGTACCAGCTACTTCTGGTACTACACAAAATGGTATTTTAAGATTAAGACCTGCTACCGCATTATATGGTGAAACGTTTGATTTTGGAATGAATGTTGGTGCTACTTATGCTTGGATTCAAGCAACAAATACTGGAAATCTAGGAACTAACTATAGTTTAGCATTAAACCCTAATGGTGGAAATGTCGGTATAGGTTGTGTTCCAAATTATAAATTAGATGTTAATGGAGTAACTGTAATTAGAGATACATTATTATCAACAAAACTAATTGGTAATAATTATCCTCAAACATCTGCAAGTGGAACTACATCTTTTATTAATACTGGAATTTTTTATAATACCAGCATAATGGGATTTGGTAATGTTGCTGTTTACAGCTTGACTGTTAGCGGTAACCCTAATGGAGCTGGAAGTTCAGAATACAGAAGTGTATTATTTGGATATATTTATGTAACAACTGGCTATGATTTTGGAATTGGAAATGTTGTTCAGAGAATAAATTATACACAAATAGTTACTGGAGATGCATATAATATATCAACTCTTACAGTTTCAGTAGTATTTTGGAATGGCTCAACTGAGTCAAGTCAGCAAATAAATGGAACCACAAGCAATCAAATTAGAGTAAAAGTAACTGGATATAATTCTGGTAATATAGGTGCAGCACAAGATGTACGAATAGTTAAATTAACTGATTAGTATTTTAATATATAACCTAAAATAATTTTACCTAAATTTGTAAAAAATAACCAAATATGACTATTACACTAACAGAAGCAGAAATTAAGCAATTAGACGCCTTTTTCCAGGATATGCCTACAAAGTATGGTTTGCCATTGATTCAGTTCTTTGGTAAGCTAAATGAGGCTCAAAATGGGCAACAAACGGAAGTTAAAGAAATAGAGGTAGAAGGATAATGAAAGACTGCGGATATGCTATACGAAAGGCTTATTTCGACAAGATAACAACGGCTAACTATGACCTATCGGTATATGATACCATAGCTCCAGATGGTTCAGAGCCTCCATTCTTGTTAATAAGTTCTCAGACATCAGTAGAGAATAGTGACAAAACAAGCTATAACTTTGATGTAAGCATACAGTTTGACATTGTATATAGGACATTTAAGTCTGGA